GACACGCGGCCGCCGGGCGGGCCGTCGAACTGGGTGCCCCCGAGGCCCAGATCGAGCTGGCTCCGCATATCGACATGCGCGCGGCCGACGGAACGATGGTGATCGGCTGGCTCGCCTCCCAAACCGACATGCTGGCCGAAGACTGGCAGATCGTGGAGGCCGCATGATCGAGGCGCGCCCCTACGAGGATCGCGCTGCCTTCAGCGTGTTTTCGATGCTGGATCCCGACGATCACAGGGAAGCCGAGCTTTCGAGGGGCGCGCCTGCGACCCATCTGGCGCTGTGGGCCGAATGGCGGTCCTTCGAAAGCCTGCGGTTCCTGTCGCTGGTGCTGGCGACCGGGCACGGCGTTCCCTTCGCCGTGCTGGGCTTGGGCCACACCGGGCAAAGCGGCGTTGCCCAGGCGGCGTTCCTGTCGCGAAACCACGTGCGGTTCCGGATCCCGCTGGGCCGGGCCGCGCTTCTGATCCGCCACCGCCTGCCGGCGTTCTGTGCCGAGGCGGACATTCACCGGATCGAGGCCCGCAGCTGGGCCGAACACCCTACCGCCGGGCGCTTTCTGCGCGCCTGCGGTTTCACGCTCGATTGCGCGATGCCGGGCTTCGGCCCCGACGGGCGCGCCGAGTTTCATCAGTACGCCTGGACACCCTGCAGAACGGAGACCTGACCAATGTGCTTTTCGCAACCGAAAATCCCGACCCAGCCGACGCCTGCGGCGCCGATTATCGCCGCGGCGGATAACAGCCAGGCGACCGCCTCGGCCACCGCAGAAGCGATCCTGCGCCGCCGCCGTGCCGGGGCCGCGGCCAACATCCTGACCACGGCGTCGGGTATCCCGTCCACGCGCAAGCTGGGCCAACCGGCATGAAGATGGACACCGTCACGGGGGAAGATCCCCGGGCCCGGGCCGCGATAGACCGCTGGTCCGAGCTGAAAACCGAACGCAACCGGCACGAACAGGACTGGGAGGACATCGCCCGCCTGATCCGGCCGCAGCGCGGGGGCTTTTCCCTGTCCGATCCGACCGGGCGCCGCCTTGAAAAGCCGCTGAGCTCCGAGCCGATCCTTGCCCAGTCCAGCTTCGCCGCCGGGATCTATGCATCTGTCACGAACCCGGCGAACCGCTGGGTGGGTTTCGAGACGCCGGATGCCGAGCTGAACAAGTGGAAGCCCATGGCCGAGTGGCTGGATATCGTGACGCGCCGCGTCATGACCAGCTTTTCGCCCTCGATGTCGCCCTTCTACAGCGCGACGTTCCAAGGCTATTCCGACATTGCCGCCTTCGGGCAGTTCGCAGCCTATGACGAGCTGGACCGGACGAACCGGAAGTTCATCGACGTGACCATGTCGCTGGCCGAGGTCGTGGTGGTGACCGATGCCCACGGGCGGGTGATCGAGATCGTCCGCCGGTTCATGCTGACGCCGCGGCAGTCGGTGCGGGAATATGGCGACAAGGCCCTGCCGGCGAAGGTCGTTGAAGCGGCGGAGAAGCAGGACACGACAAAGATCGCCTTCTATCGCCATATCGCGCCGAACGATCAGTTCATGAGCGGCATGCTGGGCCCCAAGGGCAAGCCGATCCTGTCTGTCACGGCCTGCGAGGAAGGGGCCACGCTGATCAAATTGGGCGGCTATGACGAGATGCCGGCCTATTATCCGCGCTGGGACGTGGACAGCGGCCATACCTACGGCACCGGGCCGGGTTTCGTCGCGCTGGCCAGTGCCCGCGCCCATCACCTGATGGATGGGGCGAGCCTTCGGGCGGCCCAGTTTGCGGCCGATCCGACGATGCTGGCCCCGGATCGCAACGTGCTGCCGCTCGACGGCGTCGTGCGGCCCGGTTCGACCGTATACGGTGGCGTTGACGTTCGAGGCCGGGAACTCCTCAAACGGATGAGGACAACCCCGGACATCGGGATCACCGACGTCGAGAAGCGGGCGAAGCTGGAAGAGGTCAAGAACGCCTTTCACTACGCCATCATGGGCCTGCAGGGCCGAACCGGTGTCACGCGCGAAGAAACCGAGATCATGGAGGAGGCGCGCCTGCGCAACTGGGCGCCCCATGCCGACCGGATCATGGAAGAATACGGCGCACTGAAGGCCGAGCGCCGGATGCGGATGCTGTGGCGGGCCGGGCAGATCCCGCCGCCGCCGCCCGAGGCCGAAGGTTTGCCCTTGAACCTGCGCTACCAGAGCGCGGCGACCGCGGCGCTGCGGCAGCGCGAAGGGATCGCAGTGCGCCGCTTCATCGACGATCTTGGGCCGATGGCGCAGTACGATCGGCGGTATGTCGACCGGGTCGATCCGGATGGCCTGATCGAGACCCTGCACGATGCCAGCCCGAGCCTGCCCGCGCGGATCCTGCGATCCCGCGACGAGGCCGACCAGATCGCCGAGCGGCGCGCACAGGGCGAGCAGGCACAGCAGATGGCGCAGCTGGGGCAGGCCGGTGCCGGGATGATCCGCGATCTGGCCCAGGCTGGCGCGGCCGAGGGCGGAGGTGACACATGAAGGGGGCGTGTACCAGCCAGATCGACCCGCGCCTGAAAGTCCTTTCCGCCGAAGAATTCGCGCGGGCGGAAAGGGAGGCCGCGGCGGCAGCAGAACAAGCCCGGATTGCCCGGATGACGGCAGCTGACATAGCTGTCGAAAGGGCAGGGGCAGCGTTCTGGACGCGCTATCGGAATGAGAGGGGACAATCCTGATGTTCCAGCGCCTGTCCATCCTCCTGTTCCAATTCAACGGCGACAAGCGCGAGGCAGCCGAGCGCGCCCGGCGCTGGTCGCGGGCCTTCCGCGAAGATCCCCGGCTTGCCAGCGACCTGATCGAACTGGGGCGCCTGCTGGAGCTGCCCGCCGAACGCCGCGAAGGCGGCGTGACCATGGCCGATCCCATCGACCCGATCCGCATGGCGCAGGAGCGGGGCGAAACCATCCTAGCCGTCAAGCTTCTGGCGCTTGGCGGCACCACCACCGACGAACTGAACCAACTGATAAGGGAGATCCCCAATGACGTTTACTGACCCGACCCGCCGCGGTTTCCGCCTCTTCGTCCAGCTGTTCCGTGCGCCCGAGGACGAAGCCGGCGGCGGACAGCCCCCGGCGAACGGTGGGGATGAACCCCCAGCAGACGGTGGCAATGTGCCCCCGGCAAACGGCGGCAACGAGCCCCCGGCGAACGGGGGCAACGAACCCCCGGCAGACGGCGGCACGGCTCGCTGGTGGGAGGACAAGCGGTTTTCCGACGATGCCCGGCGGAACCTCACGGCGCTGGGGCTGACGGTTGACGATCCGCTGGAAGCCGTGAAGCGCCTGAACGAAATGGAGGTTGCTGCGAAGCGGCGCCTGGGTGCCGGCGCCGACCAGCTGCTGCAAAAGCCGAAGGAAGGGCAGGACGTCGCCGAATGGCTGCGCGAGAACGGCGAGACCTTCGGGATCCCGAAAGACGCCGAGGCCTACGAGGTCGAACGGCCCGAGAGCTGGCCGAAAGACGCGGAATGGAACTCGGATCTGGAAGCCGAGGCCCGGAAGATCGCACACGAGGAAGGTCTTTCCGGGAAGGCGCTGAACCGTTTCGTGGGGCTCTATGCGGGCGCGGTGCAGTCGCTGATCTCTGCCGCCGACGCCGATCTGGAAAATGCCAACTCCCAGATGATGACCGAACTGAAGAAGGACTGGGGCCTCGAGCTGAATGCCCGGCTTACGCTGGCGCAGCAGGCGTCGTCGGTCCTGGCCCAGCGTGCGGGCCTGTCGCGCGAGGCCATGGACGGGATCGCACAGGTACTCAGGCCCGGCGTGGGGGATGCAGGCACCATCCGTCTGTTCGCGGCCATCGGCGAGATGATGGGCGAAGACACGATGGAAAGCCTTTCGGGCGGGGGCGGCGGCCTCGGCACGACCCCGCCCGAGGCCCGGCAGCAGCTGGAGAAGATGCAGAGCGAAGGCGGCGAATGGTTCGAAGCGTCGAAGAAGGGCGACCGGGCGGCCATCGCAAAGCTGAAGCCGACCATGGAGCGGCTGGCGAAAATCGCGGCGTCGTAAGGAACAGGGGAGAGTGAGATGAAGAAAGAGATTGGCCCGGCGCAGCAGGAATGGGTGCTGCGGATCCCGATTATGCAACAGTCTGTGTTGTTCGCTGCCGTTCGCGCGCCGGACGGCATTCGGAAGAACCATCCTGTCAAGGTTCTGCTGCGCTGGTATCGGCGCTGCATCCTGTTGTCGGCCTTCGACCAGCGCGCCCTGACTGACCCGTTCGAGGACGGTGGAGGAAGTTTCACCGGACCGTTCGAGCGCCACCACGCGACTGCCAGCGACCTTTGCGTCGGAGGTCTGAGTGCATGGGAGTTCGAGAGGCCGTATGTTTTCAACGAGATGCGCGGGGTTTACCTGCAGCATGTCGATGAACTGCCGCACCATTTCCAGCTGCACTTCATGCACGCCGCCCAGATCGTCGGCGTGCATCACAGCGATCCCGAGATCGCGGGCTGGTGGCGGGAGTTCTATCTTATGATCGTCAATGACGCGCATCTGCATCCCGAAACCGACGACGAGATGAACGCCCGCCTGTCGGACGATCGCGACGAGTGGAAACGCCGCGAAGTCGTGACGGCGGCCGAGTAGGGGGGAGCACGGCATGGGGTTCGAGAGGTGCAGACAATGCGGCGTGCAAAAGGCGCTGTTGTGGTTCGGCAAGCCGCAAGGCGCCAAACTGTACGGATGCGCGCGCGGCGAAGACCCGTCGTTCTCCGGGATGTGTGCCTCAATGCGCATAGAGCTTTTGCAGATGGCCCTACGCAGGGCCGTCGCACCTGATGCCTTCGATCATGAAGGTCGCATCAAGCCGGACCGATTGCTGGCGGTGCTGGACGCTGAGCGCGAAGCGATCCGCGCGGCGGCACTGACGAAGGGACCGATGGCGGTCGCAGATCAAGAACCCTGAAAGGAGCTAGGCGATGCGGGACGCGCTACTTCACAATGATTGCGATGGAGGCGCTTGTTGCGCCTGCGCATGGGGCGAGGAGCAGGAGCGCCACGCGGAGTTTCTACGCCGCTCTGCGGGGCGAGCCTGGTTCAATC